GTATTTAAATTTAACGCCGGTACTTGGTGTAATAATTAAACTAGTTAAACTACCTAAAATGTTGCTTCCGGCTTTTGAAATAGTATAAGTGGTAGTAGCATTAGTATATACTCCAGCTGTTCCATCGCTTTTAGTTACAACTTGTCTGTTATCTGGCGCAATATCTGCAACTACTGGACTGAATCCATTTATACTAACGCTATCTGTTTCTATATCTACAACAGTATATGTAACAGGTGTTCCGGAGCCTACTTCTAATATAGCTCTAACATATCTAGTAGTATCTGGAAAATTTGTAACATCAACAGTGGTGCTAAGTGTTCTTTTACCACTTGTAGCAGTTAAATTCTGCGCAGAGCCTATAGCAGTATAAGTAGTGTTTTCATTACTACGTTGTAGTATTATTCTAGCGTTTGTATCCTTTAATTCCTGTCTTAAGCCAAAACCAATAGTTTTATATGCAGTATAAGTTACCGTAGCTGGACTAAAAGTATTTGTTACTTCATTAAAACTTATTTCATTATCGGCTTCTATTTCATAAACAACTGCATCTGCACCATTTTTATTTTTAGTAACTGTAAATACTTGATTATAGGTTACGCCCTTATATAAAGCTGTAATAGTTAAGGTGCCACTATCTACCGCATTAGTCAAATTAGTAACGGCAAAACTTAAACTTGTAGTTCCACTAACTGCAATTGTTTGAGATGCGGTTGTGGTAAAAACACTACTTGTCGTACCATTTTTAGTATAAGTAAAACTAACTCCTGTGCTTGCCGTAACACTTAAACTGTCTAAGCTACCTAGTATACTATTAGTGCCGCTATTAATAGTATAAGTGGTAGTAGCATTAGTATAGACTCCAGCTGTTCCATCACTTTTAGTTACAACTTGTCTGTTATCTGGTACAATATCCGCCATTACTACGCTGGCAGCACTATTTACATTATAAAAACTTAACTCGTCAGAATAAGAATTGCCTAAAAAATTTGCTAAAGTTGCGGCTACAGAGAATTGTGTTATTTGTACAGGATTTAGTACATCTTCGATTTTTATAATTATTTTATTAGGATTTACTACATCAGGAGTATAAGGAATTGTTGGCGTTAACGTCCAAGCAACATTTCCTCTTAGCAAACCATTAAGCCTAGCTGTTATAGCTATACTTCTAGGTATAGAAAAATTTAATCCGGTAATGCCACTACCAGTAGTAGTCATTACACTACCACCAACACTAGTACTTAATTTAAAGGTTGTACTGCCGTTAGTAGTAACTATATAATAATATCTTCCACTAGTATTATATCCTGGTATTACTAGTGGTGTTCCTGAAGTATTTGTGCCGCTAATTAACACACGATCATTTACTGCTAAGGTCGCACCAACATTAGTACAAGTAAAAGTGCTTGTACTAGTATTATATGTTACACCAGTTAAATTAAGTGCATTTGGTAAACCATCAAATACAAAATTAGAACTTGTGGCAGACAAATTAACAGTATTAGTATTTAATTTTAATAACCGAACAGTGGTTGGATCTTGTAGAATAACATCAATATCATTAATTGGTGGCATTATACTATAACTCCTAATTGAATTCTACCAGATAACCAATCTCTGGAAATGCTCATAACTGTACCTACTGTACCATTTAAATTAAATCTGCGATTAGTTATACTAACAGCGTCGCCTAATTGTACGTCAAAAAAGTATGCATAACAAGTCATAGTATAAACGTATCTTTGGCCTACCCATAGACTCTTACGTTCATTAGCCTCTAGATCAGCACCTACTTTGGTAATTAACAATGTTTGATCTTCAGTTATTTCACTGCTAAGTTGGTAATTTGCTTTAATTGTGGAGTCGGTGTTGTCTGTACTGAATAAGTACTCTTTAGCAAAGAAATCTACGTGTTCTGGAGGTAGTCCGTAAGCTAAACCACTTTCTTGTACTGTCCAATTTTTACAGTAAGCTAACCTAGTAGCGGCTTTAACAGGTATTTTTTCGCTAATACTAATAGAGTTTTCTTCTATGTCACTAGCTAATATTGGACTAGTATAAGTTGCTAGACTATTATATTTTAACTTACTTAGTTTTAATTTACCTACATCACTGTCGCTAGTAAATGGGCCGACAGTAGTAGTTAGCTTAGCGCTAACACTAGCGGCCAATTGGTTGCAAACATCTATAATAGTTTGTTTGTCGCTGATATAGATGCCAACAGGTCTATTAGGATTTGCTACATCAAAACTAGCCAAGTTGCTCATATCTGCACTACTAAAATTGGCTTTATTAATTCCATAATTTGTTACAATATTAGCAATTATTCCGCCAACTTTATTTGTATAGCTTCCATTAGGTGCATCACCTTGTACACTGCAAGTAATCTGTCCATATGGTGCTTGATTAAGTCTAAATTTGCCAGTAGTTAAGTATTTGGTAAACTCTACTGGCAAACCATTGTCACGTACTTCTATAATATCGTTAATTCTGCCAACGTGTACTTGATACTCAAGTAGGGCTTTGTCTACTAGCACAGGAGTTACATTAAAGCATTCTCCAAATGCTAAAGGAATTAATTGTGGCGTATTACCAGTATTAGCTATAGTAGTTTGTGCGGTAGTAAATGTGGCTTCGCTAATTGCTGTATTTAATCCGGTTAATTGATCTAGTATAACTAAATTTACCGAATCTCTGCCACTAGATATGCAGTCGGCAACAAGTCCTTTAAATATTAATTTAAAGTCACTTTTAGGCCAGCTAGGGTCACCTAAGTATATTCTCAGTGGCTTTCTAACCCATATCTTAGTTAAATAATTATCAATATTACCGTCTGCATTTAACAGCGATATATCACCATATGAAATAGATAATTCACCAGTAATTGAAAAATTTTCGCTAAAGCTTACTCCACCTGCAATATAAGGCAAGTAAATTTGGTTACTAGGACTATCAGCACTAGTACTAGTATAAGCTCCATTTGCAAAATAATAACTGGTGGCACTGCCACCAGTTAAATTAGTTACATTGTCAACCTCTACTAATATTCTGCGAATATGTTGTGGCGACTTTAACCATGTTTTAAAATCTGATAAACTTACTGGCATATTTTTAACCTATTAATTATTTCTGTACTTCTACAAACCTATTTACCCAACTATTTGTGGTAACTTTATATGTTGATTGATTATTGCCATCTTCTATAGCACCGCTGATTGTGTTAGCGTTTTGAGTACTAGATACTATAGTAGTTGTTTCTAAAGAATCTAGTTTTTCAATTACTTTGTCATTACTAGCAACTATGACCTCTGCAACCTTATCAACATTAGTTGGTGTAACAGTAGTAACCACTAGTGGGCCTACATCAGCACCTGATTGATTACTTAGATTTATAGGCGACAGCGATTTTATAGTTGGTGATACGTTTGCTGCAGATGAGGTTTTTCCAGCTATTAATTCACTAGCCAAGCTAGATACATCTGCACTACTATAAGTTTGGCGCAACTCTAGTAACTGACCTAATCTTTCCGCAGTTGTACTAGTGTTTGTATCAATCTTACTTAAGAAACTAGTTTGATCCTCTAGTTGAATTAATTGTAGTTCCGTGTCACTTAATTGACTAGATAGTGCAACATCTAACGATTCTAAATCTTGAGTAACTATAGCAAATAAGTCAGTATATGCCTTATTACTACTAAACATCTCTCTGCCACTATCAAGCAGTGCTTGCGATAATTGTGGAAACTTTTCTATAGCACTCTTATCGCCTGCTTTAGCTTTTTCCAGTGTATCATTATAGTCTTGTAGTGATTTAACATATTTTTGTTGCGGAGTAAGAACACTTTGAGTACCTAATAGTAATGTATTCTTTAATTCTACTAGTCGCAATTTAGCTGTTTTTAGTGAGTCTATTGTTGTGTTAAGTTCGTTTTTACGAGTTTCGTAGAGTTTAGTAATATCTTCATCAATTCTTGATAGGGCACTTAATTTTGCCCAGCGAACTACAAGTTCTACATTTTTTTGTGTAGCTTGATTAGCTGCTACTAATTTATCTACATACTCGCCTACTGTTGTTGCTATTTTTGTTAAATCTTTATCTAGTTGAGTACTCTTATTACTTAAGTCATCAATTTCTGTTGTTAAGGTTTTTAACAAATCATCAATAGGTTTGTAAACCTTTTCAAATGCAGGAGCAAGATCTAGTAAAGTATTAAGTAGTATTGCACTATTTTCATCTACAGGTTTGATGCTTTGAACAAGCAGTTTAAACTCGTCCATAGTATCTACGCTAGAATAGCCTAGTTCTGTTAGCGTATCTATTAATGCTTTTTGGACTGGCGCTAATTGTTCTGCTTCTGTTAAAAAGTTATCTCTAAAAAACTGAGTTTTTTCAATAAAGTTTTCTAATCCGCCTGCGGCGTCAGCTAGTGCTTCAGTAATTGCATATGAACCTTTTAACTCAGGAATATCCATGCCTAAATTTTTAATTTGCTGAGCAATTTTAGTATTAGTATCTGTTACACGGACAACTGTTTCCAGCATACCTTCGCCAAATTTAGCGTATTCTTCAAACTGATCAAAAACTGCTAGCGTTATATCATCTAATATGCTACTAATTACACTTTCGACTTCTTTTTGTAGTTCTGCACCACTTAATCCACGAAAACTAATTTTTTGATCTATTTTAAAGGCACTAAGTATTTCATCAACTTGAGTAGCGCTAACTGTTTTAGTATCAGAGGCAATTTGTTTAATTAGCTTAGTTGCGTTTCCAAATATATCAGTAAAAAATTTACTTACATCATTATCTACTTCTTTGTTACTCTCTTCAATTCTTGTTTTAGTTTTTCCATACCAAGTTTTCTTAGTAACTTTTAATTGCTCAAAAAACTCTAGTGCAGTTTTATTAGTTGTACTAGCTAATTCACTAAAACTTCCGCTAATAACAATGCCACTGTCTTGAATTTCCTTACTAGTTTTACTAGCGAATATACCTGTACCAAATAAGCCTCTTCCGCTTTGAGTGCCTTCTGTAGTATTGAACATGCTTCCGCTACGTAAGCCGGGTATTTTTACTAAGCTTTTAGCCGTATTATTTATTCCGCGATCTATAGATTGTAACGCACTAAGTATTTTATTATCATAACTTAGTCCATCTATGCTATTTTCTTTAATAATCTCTAAGCTACGACTAATAGATTGGCTCTTAGCGTTCTCATCACCGAATACTCCGCGGCGTACTTGTACTTTTTCACCTTTTTCATTATAACCCATGGCTGTACCTTGGGTTGACTGACGTTGTTCAGCATTAGGTACAAAATTTCCGCCGCCTTTACCTCTACCGCCAATACTGCCAAATGCTAAGGCTACTAAGGCTGCTGCAACTGGGGGTCCAAAAATACCTAGTTGGCCAATAGTTTTACCGTAAATTTCGCCTATCATAAACGGCATACGACTTAATACACCATTTATTGTTGTTGCTGTTTGGGCTGTTTCGCTGCCAATCTTTGCACTAATTTCCGTAGCCATTTTCTTTAACGACATAGCCATTTCTATGCCCATATTTACCATGCGGGCAATATGATATGCTTTTTCTAGTGCATTAAGAGTTTTATATGCTGTAGTGTGTTGCTTAAACAATGTTTTTGCTGAGGCTAAAACTTTAGTGTTTGCACCTAGTTCGGTTTCTCTATTCTTTTGTACCTGCCTACCCTCTGCATCTCGCAACTCATTCGCTTTATCCATTAAGGCTATGTTTGCTTCACCGGTAGCCATACTGGATTGTGCTTGAGCTAGTTCGTTCTCTGCGCGTGCTTTTGCTATAGTAGCAAGAGCTTTTTGTCCCTGTTCTTGTTTCTGATTAAAGTCTATTAGTGTTGTACTAATTGCCCCTAATTTATCTCCAGTTGTACCAAAAGCTCCGGATAATGCGCTAGCAAGAGTATTTGCTTTATAAATTTGATATGCTACTTTTTCTTGCTCTAAGGCTTGCTCTTTCTGTATTCGTAAAATGTCTAGTCTGGTTTCACGCTCTACTTGTAGAGCCTCTAATGTATTATATGTTAATTGTTGTTGACGACGTCGCTCATCTTCTAGTCGCTTTTTATCTGTTTCATCAGCTTTAGCTATACGTTCTCTAAATTGTTCATCTTTTCTCTGCTGTTCAGCAACTATCTCACCTTCACGTTTAGTAAAATCTAAGGCTGTACGTCGCTGATCTAGCTCAAAAGTTTTTTGTATAACAAAACGCCTGTCTAAATCATATAATTCAGCTGCACTACTTAATTGAGCACGCTGTATTTCTAAACCAGCTTCATTTTTTGCATTTATTAAGTCTCTGTTCGACTTTTCGGTTTCATAACGTCTATCTACTGCTTGTATTATTAACTGCAAATTGTCTAATTCAGTTTGTTGGTCTGCTGCTGTTTTCTGAGCTAGTTGACGTTTTTGAATAGCTGGTTTTAATTCACTTTCTAAATATTTTACACGGGCTTGGCCATCTTTTAAATCTTCGCCTGATAGATTTTTCAGTGCATCTTTAGCTTGTTTTATCTTCAAATTAATATCAGCTAGTTCACTTTCATTTTGAATACTTCTAGTCTCTGATTCTAATTTAGCTTTTGCAGCTACTGTTTCTTCAGTGGCAAAACCTACTATTTGTTGTCTGGCATTTAAAATACTACTTTGAATTTGAAGCTCGGCTAACTTTAACTGATTTAATTCGCGAGTATTAGCTAAATTTGCTTGTTCTTCTTTAGCTTTACCGCCGATTCTAGTTGCGCGACCTTCAGCCTCTAGTTGTGTAACAGTAGCTTGTACTTGTGAACGACGCAATACTCTTTGTGCTATGATCCTATTAAATTGTTTTACAGCTTCGGAATCTTCTTCGCCAAGATTTTGTGCTTGTAAAAATTGCTGTGCACTTTGATTTGTAGCAGCTTTACCACCTAGTTGAGCTGTATATTTTTCAATTAATTGTACAGCCTTTGCTGCATTATCGGCATTTTCTAGTATAGTTTTGCTTCTTTGGCCTTCTGGCTTTAGCATTTCGGTATTAGCTAAAGTTGCGGCTGTTTGTGCTTGTAATGCGTTTGTCAAACTATCCTGCGAGTCTAGCATTTCTAGACCTATTCTAGCCTCTCTAATTTTTACTTGATTTTCTGCTAGAGCAGCTCTAGTTTCTATTCTTGCCTGCTCTGGTCCGCCACCTAGTAATTGTGCGGCAGCTTTGCTTATAGTTACGCCTGCTCTAATTGCTGCATTTTCCAAAGCAATGCCAGCGTATCGCTGAGCACGACCAATTAATTCTTCTGCTGCAAGTTTAAATATATCTCTAGCGCGTTCGAGGGCTCTAGTATCAAGTGCCGTTTTATACCGTCTTAGTTCTGCTTCAGCAAAGCCACTATCTTGTGTACCAATGCGCGTGGCAGCTTCTGGCGCAGCACCCCGTCTACCACCAGCATTAACTGAAAATATAGGTTCAATTGCTTTAACTTGTTTTTCGGCTTTAGCTGCAGTTCTTTCATATTTATCAAGTGCAGCATTTATTCCGTCTAATGCAGATTTTTGATCTTTAAATGGTTGTATTAAATTAATAGCTTCTTTTTGCAGCTGAGGACTTAATAGTATTAATTTATCAGTATTTTCTATTAAGTCTTGAAAACCTAATACAACGTTATCAAATGATGCACTGGCTAAATCTTGCATAGCAAAACTAGCGTTTAATAAATTTTCAGCTAGCGTAAAAAATGGATCTTTAGTGCTAGTACTTTGTATAAACTCTTGAAAACTTTTTGTGGCTTTTTCTGTACTGTCTTTAAATCCTTGTAGCTGACTATTAACTTTTTGCAGCGAAGTGTTAACGTTTGAAGCAAGATTTACTAATGCTTCTCTGCCGCTATTACTTAGTTTTTTAACTGCTTCTTCAACTGCGTCGCTATCGTAGATATTTTCTACTTTTAACAGCTCTTTAAATTTAGCTTGTGTTTCTGCTCCAACGCCTAATTTTGCAGCTAAATTAGTAAGACCTTGAATTTGATCTGTAACACTTTTTGCAAATTTATCTGCTGTGCCAAGACCTACAATACTTTTAATGCGATCCCAAGCACGATCCCAGCCGCCCATGCTATTCATGCTTTCTTCAAATTTCTTTGTAACTGTCTCTAAACTTTGAGCTAGCTCTCCAAAAGCATTTGTCATTGCACCAATACTTTTAATACTATTTTTTCCTAGTGCTGTTTTACTCTCAAAATTATCTATAGTACGTGTAGCATTTTCTACGCTGCTTTTTGCTCCGTCTATTGAAGCTTCAAAAGCTTTTGACTGTTTTTCGTTTTTGCTAAAAAAGCTGTCTAATACTTCTATTATCGCTATAACTGATGTAATAACAAAAAATGCTTTATTAATTGCAGCACCTAGTGTACTAACTATGCCTACTAGTCCTGCAAAGCCGCCACGCAATAGCAGCACACCTTTATCAAACTTCTCAAGTTTTAAACCACTATCTTGTATTTCTGCACCCATTAGTTTCCAGGCGTTGCTTATTCCTACTAATGAGGTATTGTATGCCATATTACTAACAATAGATTTTTTAGTGGCTGCTTCTTCTAGGCTTGTTACCTCTTTTTGTAATGATTGGTATTGTTTAGTTGCTTGTACAGTTTTAGTTATTTCGTCACGATTACGAACT